AGCTTCAGCGGATTCATGAACTGAAAGAATTTCTTTAGTGAAGTTCTCTCTTCCGTACTTTTCAATAGCTAATTTTAGTCTAGTTCCTGAGCCAAGATATCGAGAGTTAGTATTTTTGGTACTGTGTTTCCCGATATACTTGTGACCAGTTATTGTATTAGTAGTAAGGTAAACGTAGTGCATATGGAATTAATCAAACATACTCGAAGAGATCGGAAATGTTGTCGGGGATGGATAGGATTTGCAGAACAAATGCCTTGTTCAATCGCCAGACTTGACCGCCCTCTTCGGTAGGATCAAGCATCATGTAGGAACCATGCCGTCCATTGGACTTTCGGTAGGGATTGTGGTACCACTTGTGGAGGTAGTCATAATCCCCTTTGAGATTCCAATAGACGGGGCCGTTGTGATTGTGGATATCGCAAGTAAGTGAACTGATAGTTTCACCATTTTCAATCCGTACAAAGCGGGTCTCTGCAATCATCTTGTAGATGGTGCTTTTGGAGAACTCGCTTTGGTTTTGGTCCGTATAGTCGATAAACGGTACACGGTGGATTGTCTTGGGATTCTCGTAAATCCAGTCAGCCATGGTTCCTGATGCCTTTAGTTGCAGGAAAAGCCGGAGCTTTGCAACTTGATGTTATCGAAGAATTCCTGCTTGAGGTCACTGCGCTTGAAATCTCCACCCAGGATTGTAGTTTGGGTCTGAGAGTTCTTTGCCATGATACCGCGGTTTTCGCAGCAACCATGCGAAGCCACAATGTACACGGCAACATGTGGTGTATCCGTGATGGTCGCAATGGACTTTTGAATGCGCTGGCAAAGCTCTTCCTGCAGAGTTCCACGGCGAGCGTGCCACTGTGCAATACGGGTGTACTTGGAGAGACCAATCACCTTCTGGTTTGGAATGATACCAATATAGGCAGTGCCATTGACGGGCTGGTGGTGGTGAGAGCAAACCGACTTCAATTCGGAGCGGACGACGAGCATTCCCTCGTACTTGTCCTTGCCTTCATTTGGAAATGCCGTAGCGTTTGGCGTCTTAGCGTAACGACCCTCAAAGAGTTCGTTTACGTACATCTTTGCCAGGCGGCGGCCGGTATCCATACTGTTTGGATCATTGTCGATATCGATGAGCAAGCTGCGCAGCACGCCCTCAAACTTTTCCGAAAGTTCATCAATAAGCAGTGGCTTTTCGCCATCCCTGATGAACTCACTTACGTTGTCGTTGCTGTAAAAGCTCGCTCCGGATGCACGGATACGGTCGGTAATGACTTCGCTAATCGGCCTCGTCTCTTGCCCGCCAGAGGCGGTAAGTTTGACTTGTTTTTCCATTTTGAAATTACTCCTTGGTAATGAAATTTTCGTCTGAAATAAAGTGTTAAGCCACGTGAGGTACTGGGTTAGCATTGTTTCGATCATCTGGTTAACACCAGGACCATCAATTGCTATTGGACCGGATCCGAAAAGTGGACCCTGTGCCTTGAGGTAACTGCGAGCTACCTCAGTTGCGAACTCTACCTTAAGAGCGGCATCGACTTCGGCTTGAATGCCATCGATGACTTCTTGGGGTGATCCTTCGCCGATGTTTACATCGACACTCATGCTACGAGGGCCGAAACGGTATGTTGTGGAAGCCATTGTTTTTATTATCCTTTTTAGCTTTCCACCAGTATATTTAGAAGCTTCCTGGTTGTCAATAAATCGGTTTTAAGTCGAAAGCTTTTGAACAACCAGGAAGGATCCCATAAAGTTCTCGGAGTCTTCAAAGGAAGAAAAGATGACGCCGAGAACCGTGACATGATCCACGCCCTGTGTGGATCCTATAGGACGGGTAGCAGGATTTTCTGCTTTAGTCCCGTGACTGACAATACTCCAAGTACCCTCGGTGCTGTAGGTTTTGATCCACTCAAAAATCATATCCAACAGCGCCATTCGGATTTCATCCTCAATTTCGTACTTTTGGATGTATCCGAACGCATCGTGCGATGCCTTAAGGTAAACACAAACTTGATTCTCAAACATATCCAAAACGCCTTGGCTTGAACTGTTGAGGTAACGATCAGGAATGTGTTTGTTCCTGAAAGCATCAAGGATAGTAATTGAAGAGTTCATCTCATCCCTCACCGATAAGCAGTTGTCTCGACTACTTATCGGTTTTGGGAATCTTTGGTTTAGGCCAGCAAGTTTTTGACCATTACGTCAGCGTTGCCATAGCGAGGCCAAACATTGCCACGGAAATGAACCACCTTATCCATTAGATGGTCGTAATTTTCCATAGTGTAACGAATCATAGCTACAACTTCAGCTTTGTTCGCAATGTATGCGTCCCAGTTTGTGGACCACGATGACGGATAAAGGAAATCCTCGTAATCCCGATAAATTTCCGAATAGCAGAGCCGGTCCGGAACAAGCGGAATAATATCCAGGTGGCAAGGTTCCATCACACTCGACACTCCCAGGGTTTCCTGGAGATTTGCCGAGAACACAATCTTTGCCTGACCTAACAGGCGGTAGTACTCGTCCTTGTTGAGTTTGTTTTCCTGTGTAATCACCCATTCATATTCGGGCATGGATGCAGCAAGGTCCCTGAAGATCTCAGGCTGCTTCTCAGGTGCCAAACGGTGAGGGAACACAATAAGATCACGCTTTGCGCCGCGATACTGCGGCAAAAGCTCAGCGAGCTCGTTGTATGGCTGTCCGCTGATTACAGTCTTCTCGGCCTCGGGTCGAAGGAAAAGTCCGTCAGTGACGCTCTCTGGGCTAAACAGTGTGTTTAGGAACATGTCCCGGTGGAACTCGGTCGCAAAGTAATTATAATCGGATGCAAAGAAGAAACTACGTTCCGCCGAGTACGCCCAGCGCTTGTCCGCGATTTTGCGACCCAAAAAGTCTGCGGGATCGTAGGAACCTGCGTGCCACATGCTGTGGATTTCCACAGGCACGCCTGTGAGCTCACTCATGTACTTGACCTGAATGATGCCACTGTGCCAAGCATCCGTAAAGAGAATCTTGTCCCCAGGCTTTACTGTACCGTCGGAGAACATTTCAGCCAGCTTGCTGACTTGGCTGTTCTTCCAAACGTTGGTGGCGGTAAAGTTGAGGAACGCGCCCTCAGAAGTCTCGCCCGAAATCGTGTCGCCCGCAATGTTCTCAATATTGACATACTGGCCTCGATTGGTCGCGTGCTCATATAGCAGTTTGGGGATACCATGAAACCATTGTCCCGTGTAACGGGAATCCAAGGGCTCAAGAGCCATGATGAAAATGTTCATGATTACCTCGAGAACGTGAGAGTTGCGCCGTTTTCGCCATCCTCACTAACCGTGATGACAACCTTGCGACCCGGGTGTTTTGCGGCAATCTGCGCATACAAATCCTGCGCAATCATTTCGCATGACTTGTGATTCAACTCAAGCACTTCCTCGTTGTAAAGCTTTTCCAGCCAACGTTTGAACTGGATAAATTCGACATCGCGATCGTCGTGGAATACTTCGATTTCGACCTTGAAATGGAAAATGTGCCGGTGTGCAATACCTAGGAACGATACGTCATCCCAGCCACCCGTGGCGAGCTTTGGATCGTTCTTTGCGGCTGGATAAAGATGGATGCCTTCCTTCTGGAATGTTACCCAAACCATTGTTTCTTGTAGCATAAAATACTCCTTAAGCAAAAACCTATTATACGTGAACCAGGTTCAGGGTTCAATAAAATCCGCGTAATGTGTGTAATAGTCGATCTCTAAACGGCGGTACACTGCGGGTGTAATGCGGGCCGGAACCCATATCCCTAAGCTTTTCAACCCTTGGATTTGTTTTCGCTCAAACGCCTTGGTATATTTGCGGACTGGATCATCCAGTGAGCAAACGGAATCAATAAACGAGCGGACTAGGTAAGGTTTCACATATGAAACCTCTTCTAGCTGCGCTATCGTTACGTTCCGCATGTCGGGGATTTTGCGCGTCGTATTCAACATCACTGTGGCAATCATACCCGGAAAATTACATCCGTGTTTGCAAAAATGGGAAATGATGGCGCGCCCACCATTCGTGGTATAATAGGTGTAGAGCGTGTTGAATGGCGAGAGATTTGGTGTGACACTTGACTGGAATACTGAATGGCAATGTACCTCGTAATTGAACAACTCCATGTCGGGTTTGTTCTTCCACGCGAAATGTGTGATTACACATTCAAACCATTCCATCTCCAGAGATTCTGGTGTTTGGAACCGTTCTTGCAATTTGGTGAGTGGTGTATGCCGAATGTCCATGACGTCCCTTTATAGGAGAGAGCCGCACTTTGGCGGCTCTCTGAAGTGGCCCAATGAGAGAATCACCTCCCTTTCATGGGTTGCGGGCCGTTACTTCTTGTGTGCAGGAATGATGTAGCTGTAGTTGGCATGCTCGGTTTCAAGCGTTACCTGCAGCGCACCGAGGCTCATGAACTGAATCTTCGGGGAGTCGTTCTTGCCGATTTTGAGAACTGTGAGGAACTGCTGGATTGGCCAGTAGAGGTTTGCCTTGAACTCGCCGCTCACGTTTTCAGCAAATGTCATGCTGACGTTGTGGTTGGAACCGTTGGGATCACCCAGCTGGAATACGAGGTTGCCGTCCTTTGTTGTGACCTTGAAGAACTGCTCAAGACCGTTGAACATGTTGGCAAGCGAGGTAAATTCCTGGATCTTGCTGTCTGTTGGGGTAACGTCGATTTCCCAATTCTTCTGCTTGAGCGATGCCTGAGCAGGAAGAACCTTTGCGCTCATAAAGCGGAAAGTTGCCTTGTCATTACCGCCTTCGGTGGTGAACTCAACGTGGTCAGGCTGTGCTACGCCATCGTGTTCCTTGCTAAGAACCTTGATGCTGGCTGTATCGGCGCGGTAAGGCGCGTGGTTCAGCAGGTTCTGGAGCAGGCCCAGGTTACGCATACCGAACTCGCCCTGTAGGGACTCTTCGGCTTCTTTCAGTTCTGCACGAACGATAACGGTACGGTTGATATCCATTGTTTCGAAAACTGTGGATTCATCCGAACCCGTAACCTTTACGGCTTCGATGAAGCCCAGGCCGTCGGTGTGCTTGATGATGTCGAGAAGCTTCTCGCGCATAAGTGGTATTCCTTTTTGTTATTGTTCTTATTGAATAATTTAAACTCTGCGCGTTCCAGAGTCAATTATTTTTCGATTATTAGAGCCTCTTCTGGCTCTTCGTCATCGATCTCGTAAACAGCGATCTTATGACCAACGAGGTCGTGAGTGAGGATATAATTCTCAAGCTCCACGACATCATTGGTTTCATAAAGCCACTGCGCACTAAGCTGGCAAGTGTCGGTAAGAAGGATATGCCCGGCCCATTCCAGATTGAAATCCGAAAAGTATGTGTTGCCGAGGATACGCTCATTCTGCATAATGTCCTCCCGTCCACAGCTAGAGGTGTGGGAGAACTTAAAGCGACGTGGTGTCAGTGTAATGCGGTACTGCATGGGATCATCCAAACGTAAAGAGGTCGTTAAACGTGGTGTCTTCGCGTGTTGCGGAAAGGTCCCACTTTAGAACTCCTATGAGGTTGTTGATCTTCTTGTCAATAATCGTTTCCTCCATTAGCTCAGTGTCGAAGGGAAGACTCTTGAACCAATCCGGCAAGTGGCGCTGATCGTACGGATAAGCAATGCTGTTGATACGATAAGGATTTGGTCGCAGCTTGCAAACAATCACCTTACCGCCATCCGTAATATCCGACGAATAATTGTCGGAATTGGCTTTCTTCATGCGGTTCCAGTTGATGCTGGCCCGAACGTGGCCCGGAACGGTATCGTTCTTTTCCTTTTGCATCGACTTGACAGAGAACATGTTTTTCTCCATCCGCATATCCAAGGCATCCATTTTTTCCTGGTACCCTGTGAGACCGTTAACCTTTTTCGGCGTGCCCTGTTCCCAAGCTTCCATCTTGCGGAATCCATTACG